TATTAATGTCCGATGCCACGTTGTAGTGTATGTTGACTATGTAGTCTGGAACTACGATGCCGTCTTTTGTTTTTGTTGATATCGTCTCGTTGTTGTACCTCTCCAACCACTGTAGTAAGTCTCCAAATCTAATATATGTTATCCACTCATCAATATTAGCCATGTCGACTAGCGAGTTTGGAATACCCTGTCCTTTATATTGATGTGGCATTGACATAAATGTTGGAATATCTGCAAACTCGCTGAACCCAGTACTATTGTTTTGGTATAGGAAATACGGAGCGTAGGATGATGATGCTATTTGTTGTAGTGAGTTGTAGTATCCATACCCTGTAAGCAGTCTTCCATTAGGAAGGCCGTTATCTCCTCCGTGTTTAACTCGTGTTCCAAAGTACCCAGTTTCCCTTTTTGCTGCTGCTGGCATTGTATGCTGCCTTCCTAACCATAGAAAAAATCCCAGTAGACTTCTTTGTGAAAATTGCCAATATTTCTCCTCTAGTGTTTGTGCTCGTTTTTGGTTTATTTTTTCCTGTGCTGTGCTGTCTAATGCTGAGCCTGCTATTTCTGCGTCTGTTATCCTACCATCCTCATCTATTTGATTTATAGATCCTTTATGTTCTGCTGGTATGCCGAATCCTGTGTTCATGTTGAGTGATTCGATAACACTACCCATCGTTACCATTTTCAACTCTATATCATAAGACTCATCAGCTTGATTATAATTCCAATTAAAATTAGTGATTCTTCCTAAAAAAGCATCGTAATTTCCCTCATACGCCTGTCTTTGTTGTTGTATTTTTTCTAAAATTTCACTAAATACAAGTGGGGTTTCTTGAGTAGGTGGGAATATAACAGAGCGTAGCGATGGATCGTTATCTACTCCTACTGTTTTAATTATATATGCATCATTTTGAGCTACTCCGGATGGATATACTACATGCCCCCACTCTAGAAACATCGAGAACCCTATTCTCATATACAGAAGTTCTAGTATTTGCAATTGCTCTATATCGAATGCTTTAATCTTAATGGTAGCTTCTCGCAGAGCTCCGTTATTGAAATCTCGTATGTTTGCTGAGGTGATTCCTGGCATCGGTTTAAATCCTTGCACTCTTGATCCTAAACCATAGGAGTTGTTTCCCCAGTTAGGGTTATTTTGACTACCTTCATTGTACTCATCTAGATCTAACGTTGCTCTAGGGTTTTCTTGTTCCTTGGATTGAACTCCACTAAATAGCATATATTTATATGCCAGTTCTTGAATTCCTCTTGGTCCTGTACTAAGCCCTCGCATAGTTGTTTCTATAGCATCTACAACTTGTGGTATGTTGTATATCTCTCTATTCGATCCGGAAGGGATTAGTTGTTTTTCTATGTTTAGTATATCTACACACGACATTAAACGAACCCATCCAGTATTACCATGTAGATACGTAAGCTCATCCATTGACCGTTCAGAACCACCAGAATACCCTGTTAATCCCTTTCCGTGTATCCTTTCTCTAAGTAATATTTGATTCTGTACAAATTGATCGAACGGTTGTTTAAAAACAATTGGAAGTTGGTTAGCCATTATATTGAATTAATTCTACTATAGGTATCATAAATTGATTGTACGTCGGTTGGGATACGTATTTGTGTTCCTGGTGGTATTAGTAAAGAATCCTGGGGTAAGGATTCGTTTGCTAATGATATAATCCACCATAGCGAATCAGATCCGTAAAACCTATTTGCCAAAGTATCAAACCTATCACCTGCTGTACTATACACATAATAATCCGATTCTTGCAACGGTATGCTAGGGTATTTCATATTAACGTAGCATCTTTTGGAATCAATTGTTGTTCGAGGTATTGTTGTATATCTAGCCATGTAAATTATATTGTTATCTGAGCTCTGTTACTGGTTGCCCTAGGAAAGGTACTTGTCTGCTGTTTGTAGCTTTACGAGGAGCAAATTGATGCAGTGGTATGAAATTAAAAGTTGAAACTTTAAACATCGTTGGAGTTTCGTAATATCCCACCTGACGGTCCTCGTAAGTAGCTCCATCTTTCAATCCTAATTCCCAACTAGTTTCATTCGTATCTATTTCATAAGATATCTGTGTTATAATCCCAGGGAGTCTTTGGTATATTGTTCCTATAGTTAGTCGAACGATGGGTGCTCTCATGTATCCGTTAGTGCCATAGTCTGGAGCTGTGAATGAGACAAGTCTGTTTATTTTGGCATTCACAGATCCTAACTCACCGTATGATTGAGCTGCTACTACCCATGAAAGTGATATGCTCCGGTCAAATCCTTGATAGCTGTAAAACTTTTCTCCTCGCCCTACGTACCTAATATTTGACCATTCAGCTGTGTAGTTATCACTGATAGGCCCTAGAAAAGCTCGGAAATGTATAAACTGACTTTGATTTGGTGTGTCATTATCTACACCTTCAATCACAAAATTAACTAGGTCTTTAGCTATATGAGGCTTTACTCCCTCACTATCGTAGATTTCACTAGCTGTTATTTGATCAAGTGCTGCAATGCTACCTGTACCTGTTGGAAAAAGTTTTGGATCTGAATACCCTTTTACCCCGAGAAGTCTTGATTTGTTTCCTGGATCCCCTAACAATGTTCTTTGTTCAATTCTGTTCTCAGGGTTGCTATAATCTGGAGAGGGTGATAAAATTGTTAAATTAGGTGCTGATTTCCCTGCACTTACACCTTCAAAAAAGTTTTTAGTATCTCGTCCTTCTCTCAACACTCTCCGAAAATCTCGTATCTCAGCTTCTCTGCCTCCGCTTGCTACTATTTGCTTCTGTGAATATGTTAAGTATAGATCGTATGGTTTCTTTCCTGCATTGACATTGCTGGGGGTCATCAGGTTCTGTATAAAGATGCTCCCTGTCAGCTCACTTATTGTTGGTGGGACGTATACGTTTGCCGAGTAGTTATCCTTTAGTACCTGCACAAAATCCCCCGGCTTAGTTACTAGGATTCCTTGCTTGTTATATCTACCAACTACTTGGGCATTGTATATATCATGTTGTGCGTACGTAAGGTAAAAATCGAAAGGATGTTGTCCTGCTTCGTTATCGTTACCCAGCATTAAATTACCAAAGCCTGTTCTTGCTTTAGTTGTTGTAATTTTTGTTGTTCCTATTCCTAATAAAGAGTCTGGACCTCCTATGGATTGGTATAAGAAGTTTGCATTAGCTATAGCTTGTGGAGGTGCTCCTGTTAAAACTCGTACTTGGTTGACCTCATAAAAGCGTAATAATCTATTAGAGCTTTTTAGTAAGGATGTTGTTGGATAAAGTAAACTAGGTGTTTGTTGGTTATTTATATAATCTATATACTTATTAGGTTCAAAATCCCCTCCTTGTATGCTACCCAATTTTAAAGTTAATAGATTTGAAGTTTTTCCATCTCTTGGCAAGTGTCCTCCTAAACCTACAACTCCAACTTGTGCTAGTGTGTTTATAGGATTGTATTGATCTCGTCCAATTACTAAATTCAACAATCTATTTCCTATACCCGTGTTCTGTAAATATTCGGGTTTTAATCCTGTTCCTTGTAGAATTTTTTGCTTTGCTATAAACAATAAGCCATTGGTGCTTGCTAAAGTTTTTGCTATGCGTAATACGTCCCTTGCGACTATTGTTGGAAATAGTAATCCTCCTCGTAATAAAAAGTCAGGTCCTCCAGTTCCTGCCTGAGGTCCTTTTATTGTGAACTCCAGCTTTGGTGGATTTTGTGTAGGGGCTCCTGGTCCTGGTATAAGTGAGTTTCCTAGGTTTATGAGATTGTTTTTAAATGCTGTTGCAACTATCTGTCCTATATTTGTCTGTATATTAATAGGATACACAGGTAAAGGCTCGTTGGTGGCGGGTATATCAACCGTCACAAATGGCTCTTCAAACGGAAACGATGTTAAACTCCTATTTCCGTATTTAAGAGTTTTTAAATCAGTTTGTAAATCTAATAAACCCACGTTGTAAATTACTTAGGAAGATTATTCAAATACTCTCCTTTAACAAATGTATTATTTATAGGAATAACATTTGGATCTCGTAAAGGTCCTCTTGGAACTATTCCATTGATGTCGTATTCTGAAGGACGAGGTAGTGCATTTACAACGCCATCGTCGTACTCTGCGTAGTACTTGCTTACTTCTTTTTGGTAAGCTCCGTTTATTGAGTACCCTGCAGGTGTGTCCCCTGGTAGTTCTACCACACTTCCGTGTAGTTTAGATTGTCTTGTTGCTAGTGGATTAACACTTGGCGTTTGTCCATCGTACTTTGAGAATCTTGATCCTTGATTCAGTAGTGTGTCATTAAGTCCCATAATTTTTTATAATAAATAGTTTGTTATACATTTATCCTGATAACCCCACTTGATACGATCTGGTAAAATTACTTAAGTTGACTTTGTCAGTTACTCTTTCATTATTCAAAAATACTTGAGTAGGTTGGCTAACTTGTCGGGTAAGTTGGTTAATGGCTGTTACTACCTCTTTCATTCCGTTTTGAGGATACATTTCTGCTTTTATCGTATCTCTATTTGAGAAAGTTCCTATTGTTCTCCCACTAGGTCTATCTACTAACATTCGAGAACGCTCTGTTCCCCCTATTGGTCCTAATTCGACATCGTTAAAGGCTCTACCTCCTCCATCCCCTCCTTCCGAACTATCACCGCTATCACCTTTAAACAACCCATAAATTAAACTAGCTATCCCTGCAGCTGCCAGTGCAGCTCCTATGTAGGGCATAAATCTGCCTACACTAAACATTAAACTTCCTGTTGTTGATCCTAATATATTCTTACCGGCGCTGAAACTTCCTCCTGCAAATTGCGATCCTCCCATCATTCTAGATCGTGCTGCTTTTGCCTCAGCTGCCGCTATTAAGGTGGTTAGTCTCAGTCTGTGCATTAGCAGTGGTACGGTTCTCAACATACTTCCCAACGATATCGTGGCTATTGATAAAAATAGAAACTTCATTGCAGTCGTTTGTTCCAACATCGTAGTGATTATCTTAAAAAACGTTCCTAAAGGACCTTCTACTAATAATACTAAAGTTTCTTTTAACGTCTGTACTGCGTTGTTGAATCGCTCTTGTATACCTTGCTGCTTAATCAATGCATCCACACTACCTTCTTGCACCATTTCTGTGGCTCTCTGGACTCCGTATTGTTTAACTAACTCAGCATATCCATCTTTGGCTAGCCTAGCCTGTTCTTCTGATAGTCCTGCTAAGGATGTCGCTTCAAATACCATTTGAGCCATTTCTTCTCTACTTTTTCCTAGAGAAGCAGCATAAGCTTCTTGACCTATTCTCGTCATCGAGTTCCACTCACCTATTGTTACAAAATGCTTGGCAATTTCTTCTGTGAGTTTTTCTGTTTGATTAGTTAGTGCATAGAATCGAGCTGCGTCAAGGTTTGACGCTCTACCTGTCAATGCTTGAGCTTCTAACTCTTTTGATATTGATTCTTCAAAATTAATTAATGATTTAGCAGTAGCTTCAACTCCCTCCAAGTTAGTTCCTAATTGAGCTGCTTTAGCTACAGTTCTCCCTAATGAATCGGGCATTGCTGTAAACTGTGCAAGTATTGCTTTATTCACTTTGGAAGTTTCTTGTAGCAGTTGCTTTTCGTTAAGGATAACTCCATTAGCTTGACCTGCTGCTTTTGCTGTTTTTAGAAAGGTGTCTAAGTTGTCTTTTAGAAACCCTCCACTAACAAAAGTGTATTGTTGCATTGCTATTAACTCTTCGTTAGTTAGCCCTGCCTTTTCTCTAAGTTCTGTAAATGTTGCTAGATCTCGCTCATTCAGCTCAGCGTTACTTCGTAGCGATGTACCTATTGCTACGTACGTTTCTAAGAGCTTGGTTACTGGTACTGTTGCCGATTCGCTTAACCCTCTTAACGACTTTGCCAGCGCTACTGTAGTGTCGTAAGTTAGATTTATTTGTTTGCTAATCGATCCAAAAGTCTTATCGAGCTCTTTTGCAACTTTAAACAGTTCGCCAAACAGAAACAAAAGCGATGTCTTCTCCTGGATAAAAGCTTTGAACGATTCTAGCCGAGTTACTGCTATTAACCTTTCTTGGTCTTTTATTAATGTTTTTAGATTTTTTAACTGCTTTTCCTGCTCTACTGTAAAAAGTTTACTTCCCTTTAATTTATTCTTCTGCTGTTCCAGTTCTTTAATTGCAAAAGCAACCATTTTCATTTTTTGCTTAATCTGCTCAGCATTGCCCCACAACTGTCTGCTCGATAGTTTATCAATCCCTTGTTGATGGTAAAACAAATCTTCAGTCAAACTTTCAATTGACCGTACAGCTGATTGTGTTTTATCCATTATATTTTTGAAGTTATCAGAACCTCGTATAAGTTCTTTTATATGAGTGACCATGTCTGATAAGCTGTTACTCATCTGTGCCATCAGAGTGCTCAGTGTCTTCAACTCATCTTGCAACTGCCTAGAGCTCCAGTTCAATTTGCTAAAATCTAGTTCAGCCATGTTTAGACTCTTCCGTAGTGCGTTTACCTCGTCCTGAAGTTGTTTGTCTGTTTTTGCCATGAGGTGTTTTGCTTATAAATAGCGTTTACTTTAGTTCTTCGGAAGTTTTGTAACGTAGTCAGGAACTCGGATAGGACCTGTTTGTTTTTGAGCGTTTTTCATTGTACTTATTGATTTTTCAATATTCTCTTGCTCAGTATTTTGTGCTTCGACGACTTCTTTTATTCGCATAAAAGTCAGTTTACGTAGCCATATAGGCATATCATAGACTGTATGCCAGTCAAAACCACCGTTACCGTAGTATACTATGTCGTGTATTTGGTTAAATAAAAGTCCCCTATACTCAGGAGTTAGGCCAAAAAAAGTCAATCCCTACTGGGATATCAGCGACCTCCTCCTCGCCATCTACGTTTGTAAATGTAAATTTAAGCTCCAATCCTGGGGAGTTCTTTTGGATATGTGATCTCAGAGCTTGGGAGTCCATTGCTAGCATGTAATTATCTACAAAATCTCGAACTGTTCCTTGCTCACTATCCCCATCAACAGATGTTATCATATGTTTCAACCTTGTTGACATCATATAACTTGCCTTGCTGTTGATTTTCTTCAATCCGTTAAGTTCTTGATCGATAGCCTTTTCATCAGCGTGTGTAAGGAGTTTATAAGTAATTTGAGTTTTAGAATGTGGTAGTATAAAGCTAAACTCATTTAACCCCTTACGAACGATGTCAGACTCCTCAAACGGCTTGTCTTCTAACGTAGAGAGATCTACTGTATGTTTTTCTCCCATATAATCGAATTGGTATTCTTTGCCATATCCTAGAATGCGAGCTGCTACCATGATTGCATCTTTGTCAACTGATAGTAGTTCGTTGTAGTTGATATCGCTAACAATCATTGCCTGCAGTAGTTTATCAATTACTGTTCCTTGTTTGAGAAAGTTTTGGTTTGTTAGGATATCCTCCTCTCTAGCTGTCATATACTTCAATTCAATCTTTCCTGATGCTAGGGGACTGTTTGATGGATACAGTAATCCTTTGGAAGGTAGGTTAATTGTTTCTGTTGGAAACTTAGGTTTACTTTGATTCATATTATAACATTTTTTATAAAATACTAATTTATTCTGTGTTTAGCAACTTATTTAACTTTTATGTATATAAATATCTTAAAATAAAAAACCTCCTAGGATATCTAGGAGGCTCTGTAATATTGTACTATGATTTTAGAAGTTCAAGATGCAATAATCCATAGCTACTTCCATAGTCATGTTCTGAGCTGCTGATTCATTATCATAGCTGTACTCTCCAAAATTTGCATTAACAATGAAAGCACCTTTGATAACCCACTGCGATACTATATCTCCTACAGGACCTAATACGTTAAAAGTTAAATCTTTCTTGTAGAAGTCGGAATAACCATCACGACCTGTTACCGATTCGTGGTGTAAACGTACCCATTCCATTACTGCTTGAGCTCCAGAAGGTGTAATTGGGTCGTAGAGTGTAAATGTTACATTGCTCCACTTTGTTTTACCTTTAATCTTTCTGTATACGTTAATATGGTTAAGTACGATTTCGTCTTGAGTTAGGGTAATTGCTGATACACCTTTTACGATGTAAGCAGGAATTCCGCTTATGCTCATTGTGAACCTATTCTGCTGTTTAGGTTCAAACAGTGGAAACATTATTTCATTTGGATCTAAGACTGCCATGTTCTATTTTTATTTATAAATATTCTTTAATCTGTTTTTTATCCGAAGGTTGCTCCTGTGGGTAAGATATTGAAGTCTAGTAGGATAAACTCTGCTGTTCTGGTTGGTTGTAGATAGATCTGTCCTACTAATTGATTTCTATCAATTACATCAGGTGTGTTGTTGCTATCATCCATTACCACTTGGAATGAAAATAAACCTTGTCTTTGTTGTACTGACTCTAGGTATGGATTAACTTGTGATAAAAAGCTAGCACGAGTTGTTGCAGTGTTTTGTTCGAATACCAAGGTAGTTGCTACTTGAGAAATATAACTCTTCAAGGCAATCAACAAACGTCTTACGTTTACTCGATCTAGTGCAGAGGCTTTCTTCTGTAAGGTCTTCTGACCGTACACTACTACTCCTGATCCTGGGAAGGTTGCGATTGGATTAACCCTGTTTTGGTATAGGGAGTCTCTATCAGCTTGTGAAAGTCTTCTCTCTGCTTGAGTAACTAGGCCTAAACCACCTCTATTGATACCTGCTGGTGCAAACCAAGGCTCTGCTACGTTATCTGTGAATGCATACACTCCTGGGATCATTGTAGAAGCTGGTACCCATACACGCTGTCCTGTTCCTGGATCTACTGTTTGTAGCCATGGCCAGTAGGTAGCTGCGTAGCTGGTATCGAATCCGTTAGCGTTGTTAACTACAGATCCTACACTTGCGTTGTAGTTGTTTGTATCCACTACTGCGATTGCGTCACCTCTATTCTGGCATAGGGTAATCATTTGATTGATTGCAGTTGCACTAGTTCCTCCCTGTGCTTGAGTTACTCCAGGAATTGAAATAATATCAAACTTATAATCATCAGCATTTGATAGTAAATTCAATGATTGAGTATAACGACTTGCATCCAATCCTTGAATATTTCCTGCAGTTGTTATGTTTTGGTACATATTAGGGAAGCTTCCAGAAATCCACAAAGATCCTGTAGCTCCTCCGAAGGAACCTGTGTATGCTGCTGGTAAGAATGCATAATAAGGAGCTGTTGCTGCTACTGATGCTGATACGTAGCTACCTGTTCCGATGTTTCCGTTGATGTCTAGGTAGTTAGGTGTTGTATAATTTACCTGTTTAACTCTTACGTATCTACTAGCGTTTATATATTGTCCAGAAGTTTGTACGTAGGTTGTTCCTGTAGATGAGTCTGTTTGAACAGAAAATGCTTGATTTCCAATTACAGATTCAATATAATTAGGTGCAAAAGGATCTAGTGATAGGTTACTCCAAGTTTCTAGAACTGTTGGAGTAATGTCATTATCATTACCTTGCCTAATCAAAAGTGAAAACGTACCGGAGCTTGTATTTGGTGATACAATTTGATATTTGATATTATCACCCGATCCTGTTGCAAGCAATCCATTTGCTAGAATAGATCCAGTGTTATTCATTATATCCCCTTGGGAAAGTGTTTCTAACACAAAAGGAGCTTGGTCGATTCCGAAAAAAGAAGCGCTATAGGATCCTGAAGATAGAATTCCCAAAGCACCAAGTTGCTGCGACGTTGCTGATGTGAAGGCCTCAGGAGTTACTCTCGTTACTAGTAGAGTTGTTCCTCCATTGTTAAAATAATTGTTAGCAGCAATAGATGTTAGGTAGCTATACAATACTCCACCGCTGATGAAGGTGTTTCCAAATTTATTTACGTAATCACTATATGTTGTTACTAAGGTTGGAATGCCTACAGGTCCTTTTACTGCCGGACCTACGATAGCAGCTCCTGCTTCAATAGGACCTTGAGTTATAAATGACTGATCGTTTTCTCTAGCTAAAACACCAGGTGATAATAATGTTTCTGTCATAATACGTTTACTTTACAATAAATATCTACCTGTAA